TGAGCACGTCGGAGTCCATGAGAATGAAGCCGTCTGTGAGTATTCCGAAAAGATATTGCACGCTCATCATGTGCTTCACGCTGGCGAAGTTGCCCTTGTATGCTAACTCTTCGCACTTGTCGGGATACTTGCTCAGTTCCTCGTCGAAGTTGACCAGTTGCTGCTTGCGGTTGTTCAGCACCTTCACGCCCTTCATGCGCCTGGCGAATGGTCGCTCGTCGCTGTTGTCGAGTACCGTCACCGGCCAGTCGCAACCCACCTTGCGGATGCTCAGGATGCATGCCTCGGTCAGTTCGGGGGTGTTGTAGTGGACTATTGCTATTTGTTTCATATCTTATTCTCCAATTATTCCATCTCCGTCTCTGTCTCTTGGGTCATGCCCCCCCCCCCGATTGGGCGGCGGGAGCCTTGCCCGGCACTTCTTGAATGCCGCTTGTCTGTCCCTGACCTCCTCTCAGTTTCTCGCTTCCAAGTTCTGCGAGATTGGTGCTGACGTAGATTATGTCGCCACCTTCCACGGCTGGGCGGTCGTACTGAGCACGAATCTCGTTGACCGTTGCGGCACCCGTCTGAAGTTGCAGTTGGTCCACCTTTGCCTGTGCCTCCTTGTCAAGTCTCAGCAATGGCTGCTCGCACATGTGGATGCGACGGCGACCGAAGTCCTCACGGCGTAAGAGTTTGCGGTTCATCTCTTGCTCCATTTCGGTCACGTCAGGCTGCACGGTGCGTTGCAAGTATTCCAGCGTGGCGTTGGTGTAGGTGGTATAGTGCGAGTTAGTGTCGAGCATGAGCATCGGTCGCGGGGTGCCGAAGTAGCGGGCCACGTCGTCAAGTCCCATGTTCATGTGCTCCATGAGTTGCATGTCCTGGCTGGTCATGCTAATGTTGTGAAGAGCGTTGAGTCCTCTGATGCCGATGATGTCTTGCTCATATACGCGGTCGTTCAGTTCTTTGGCATACTTGTCTATCTCGCCCTTGTTCATCATACCGTAGGCGAAGGTGCCAGACCCAGGCGCGGGTTTCTCCTCACCAATGATGAGTTTCACACGGCCACCCTTGGCGGCTGTCTCCAGCGACTGGTTGCTTTCGGTCTTGATGAGCGACAGCGTGTCGGCGGCATACTGAATTGTCGAGATACCCCAGAAGCCGTCATAATAGCGGAAGGTGTTGGGGAAGTGGAGAACGTCGGCGCGTGGTGCTTCTACTTTGAACCGCTCACCGTGGTCGCCGAGATATGTCAGCGAGTAGGTGCCCGTCACTTGGTTGTAACCGCCACACTCTGCCAGCCACAGGGCGCGTGGCTCGCCAAACTCGTCGCGCTCGATATACACGAAGGCATTACCGATGAGCAACCGACGGATAACTACCTGCTCGATGAGTGATGCCGCGCTGCTGATAGGGTTAGGCTGCACTTGTAACAGATAGTTGATGTTACGCCCTGGTCCCCACATATCGGGCACGAAGTTGCCGCCCTCGGCGTTCATCTTCTGATATTGAATGGCAAACTGTGCCTCGGTCTTGGCTCTCAGTTCAACGGCGCGATATACCGCCGAGACTGTCAGCGCGAGTTGCGGATTGCGCACACGCACGATTTTCTCCTCGTAGGTCGCCGTCGTCGCCACCGTCTGACTGCTCGCCGTCGGTGCTGTTGATTGTGGCACCGCCTCGCGCTTGCGGAACATGTTTCTGAAGAAATTATCCATATATCTTGTCTTTTATTCTTTCACTACTAACTGAGCATGGAACTGGATGGTGTTGTCCTGTCGCTGGGCGTGGAACGTGTCGCCGAGTATCTGGTATGTCTTGCCGTCGTACATGATACGAGAGCGGTCGTTCACGATGGAGTTCCACCGCATGCGCACCATGATTACCCCATACACGTCCAGAGCACCCACATTCATGGCTTGTTTGCCCTTCGCCCATGTCACCTCTGCCCACACCGTGCCGGCGGTCTCGAACTCAACGCCCGAAGAGTCGAGTCCAAACCGCCCCTGCTGTGCCTCCGTCCTGTTAAGGATGGTCACGCGGTTTCTGAGTATGCCTGTACTGTATGCCATTTATTTGTCGATGATTTTTTTAACAAGGTTTACCTCCTACATAAACAGCGAAAATGCAACGGCGACAAGACATCCAAGAGCGTCAGCAGCGAGGTCATATATATCGAAACCAGTTCCTTTGAACTTGTCCCATATCTCTTTGCTGACACCGACGCACATTGTCGCAATCGCAGCATATATTCCGCAAAGAACACCACTAACAGCAGTGCCCTCAACGCTCTTTATTACGATGGCTATGAGTATTGTCAAAATTAGGCTCACAACGAAGTGAGCAACCTTGTCTGCCCTAATCATAACTCTGTAATTTTAAAGTTAAACATTCTTTGCCTGTGCCTTGCATTGTTCGCAATAGTCATACCATGCTTGATACTCATCTTGCTTGGTGTCCCTTTGGCGAAGTATGGCGATTTCATCATCAACAGAGTATTTCTCTCTGATGAGTTCTACCACCTTCTCCTCGTAGGTAGGCACATATTCCTCACTTGCAACAGGCTCTGGAGTGTACTCCTCCCATCCTGCTGCCAATATCATCTCCTCTGACGGATTGAATATCTGCTTTCCGTCTGCTATGAGTGGCTCACGGAAATACTCCGTTACACCCTCGATTGTTCTTTTGTACTGTTTCATATCTTATTTTTATTTGTCGTGACCAAGAATAAATGAACCTGTGCCAGCATTGCCTAAGAGTTCCTTTGATACCTTGTTATATAGATAGCCTACGTTGCCTATACGGACAGGGAAACAATCAATGGCTGCCACACCATCATTTTCTATAATACACTTTGTAATCGAACTTTGTGATTTATTAAGGACACCACTCCAAAATAGGTATATAAAATCAAGCACCGTAAACACATATATGTTCCAACTGTGGCTTGCAGAAGTCCCTCGCGTAATATTGGTCACTGTATAAGTTATTTCCCCTTCGGATATTTCCGTTTTGATATTTACCAAATCCCCATTGGCTGTTGTGATACCTATATTATAATAAGCATTGCCATAACCCACCTGTGTCTTGTTTTCAAAATTAGGATTGCTTGCCCAACAAAAACGAGTATTTGTAGAAACCCTTGAACCTATTAATTGGCGGTCGATTCCGCGTGCAGAATTTTTTACAATAAATTCTATCTCAAATGTGGTCTTGTCGGAACTTCCGCTAAAAGGCAGAATAATATAGGCATTCCCATCTCCTTTTAAATACTCAATCTCCGCATCATAAGGCTTCCGCATTTCCGTCATCAACTGCCTCCTTGAATAAACTTTCATACTCATAATCTATCCTCCTTTCCTTAATCTATTGCCCAACCCACTATAATGCCGTAGTAAGTCTGGTCAGTCTGGTTATACACGATGTTTACCTCATAGTGCATGTTCGCCTCGACGGTCACCGCAGAAGTAAATTTCACGCTGGACGGCAGAGTCAGCACCGTTGGCGTTGCACCGCTGTCAAACATAAATATGTATTCATTCATCATGGCCGCATTCGCGGGGGCTCCGAGCGTGATGTCAAGCGATGCCATCTCTCCCCAGATATTGAGTGTCTGCGGGGCGATGGTGGCCGATGCCGCCGTCTGCTGCATTATGGTATAGCATCCTGTCGGGATTGTGAAGTTGAGAACTGCGCTGCCCGGTGTCCCGGTGTTGGTCACTGCGGCATTCGTGCCAGCCGCTCCTGTGGTGGTGGTGCCGACGGCAACTTGGCCAGCAGGTCCCTGCGGTCCCGTGTCTCCCTTCGGCCCTTGCGGTCCCGTTGCACCCGTGTCTCCCTTCGGCCCTTGCGGTCCCGTTGCGCCCGTGTCTCCCTTCGGCCCCTGCGGTCCCGTTGCACCCGTGTCTCCCTTCGGTCCTTGCTGACCCGTTGCACCCGTGTCTCCCTTCGGTCCTTGCGGTCCCGTTGCGCCCGTATCACCTTTCGGCCCCTGCTGTCCCTTTGTATCCACGCTCTTGCTTTCGCCGTTTCGGTTAGTGACTGTCAACATGCTGCCGCTCAGTTCTGCGTCCACGTTTTCAGCATCCCCGATTGCCGTATCTGCCTGTTGCATCATTTCAGAAAACACCCGCTCGCGTTCTGCCTCCGCCTCCTGTCGGGCTTGTTCGGCGGCGTAGGCGGGTAGAGCGAACATGATTTCCGGTGCTGTCTCTCCGTTAAAGTCGAGCATCACTTGCATGGACGTGCCATCATTGTCTATAATGACTGCCGCCTGGTTAATCACTTCGTCTTCCACCGTAGTCGGGAAGTCTGCCACGGTAAAGTGATAGCCTATCTGGAACTTCAAGTCGCCGATAGGCAGATGATGGTCGTCAAACTGCACGCTCAACTTGGTGGGGTCTCCCTCCACAGGAGCGCAATGTGTGTAGGTGGTGCCGTCCCATCCGGCAAAATATGCCAAAGAAGGGATACCCGTCCAGAACTTGATGCAGAAAGGTGTCGCCCAACCTGCATCGCTTTGCAAAGTCAGAATGAAGTCCGACTTGTAATTGATTCTAAAGATTGCAATGTCTGCCATATCCTTGATTGTTATTATTATCGTATTCGTCGCCGCTGAGTCTCATATACGGCTTCAGCAATAGGTCATAGGTGTAGGGCACTTGTGCCACGCTGCCAGGGGTGACAGGCGAGCGGTGCTGATACCATGTGTCCGTGAGCATCAGCGCGGCGTGTGCGATGGGTGTAGGAACAGCACCGAAGGTCTCCAGCACGTCTTCATACGACCGCCTGATGATATTGAGCACCGAGTCTTCGGCACTCGCAGCGTACATCTCCAAGATACTCTGCTCGGCTGTCGCCTGCTCGTCGTCGAGACGCAGTTGCTGCTTAATCTGTTCAAAAGTGAGAAATTTCATATTTTGTCATTTATTTCTACAAGTCGGACAAAATATGCTTTAAGGTTTACCATCGTCGTTAACGTCATCGTTATCGTTAACGTAGAAAAAGGTCGTTATCCCGTCATACCGTTATAACGAAAAAAAAGGGGCGACCGCCGTCGCCCCGAATGCTAAAAATCCTCTGAGAAAGAGAGAAATCATTCTCTAATCAATCATTAACTAACTAAATAACAAACTCTTAAACACTAAATCTAAATCATGAAACTACAACAATTATCTTACTATTACTTATATCGTCTTGTATTCCTGTGTTGCGTCAAACGATGGGCACGCCTTGTTTGCAAAGTCTCTGTGCCCTCGTATCTTTGCGTAGGGGTACAACCTCCGCAAGTCCTTCAGAAGATTGATGAGCGATGCCCTCTGTGCCAGCGTGCGCGTGTCCTTCGGTGTCTTGCCGTCTGAAGCACATCCGCCGATATAGCACACGCCGATGCTGTAAGTGTTATGCCCTGTGCAATGCGCTCCGGCGATGTCAATGTCTCGGCCCTCAACCACTGTCCCATCGCGATAAACGACGTAATGATAACCGATGTCGGCGAAGCCACGTGCCTTGTGCCACGCCCTAATGTCCTGGACGGTGAAGTTCTTGCCTTCTGGTGTCGCCGAGCAATGCACAATGATTTCCGTGATTGTCCTCGATGACTTCTTTAATCGTTGCGGTATGAGTTTTGCCAGCGTTGCCGGTCCCACGATGCCGTCGGGCTTCAGTCCGTGCTCACGTTGGAACGCCGTCACCGCCTCGGCGGTCAACTTACCATAGATGCCGTCGGCTGCAATATGCAATGCCTTTTGTATTTGTCGCACGACTTCGCCGCGCGACCCTATCTTGTATATCTCCATGCTCACCTCCTTAATCTTCGCCAGGGTGTACCTCAAGTGTGGCGTTCCCCTTTTGAAATTTAACCTTCATGCCCAGTTCCACAGCCCTGTAACCATACAGCAGGGTAGGGAAGAGCAACAACTCGCCGACGGCTGTCAACACGGAGCCATCGATGACTCCCATAGGTGGGACAAAGAAGCCGCCCACAATCAGCCCCACCGACACGAAAAAGCAGATGACAAATGTCAGTCTGCTCAACCAGAAAGACCGCGTGCCGTCAGTTTTCGGCTTGCGAAACACTACCATATGTGCCTCCTTTACTCTGTCAAGTTATCAATACTCTTTTTTAACTCAGGCCATGCGAGCCAAGCGAGAATAACACAACCAGCGGCAACCACATAGCCGTGATTGTAGAGCGACCAGCCAAGTCCTCCGATAGCGCCGAAGACGTAGCCAGCAATCTTAATAAAACTTATCGCCTTTTTCATATTCTTTTGTTTTATTGGGTTTCCTACCTTACCCCGTTTCTATCTCTTAGGTTTACTCGAAGTTCCCCTCGCCCCTTGGAGAGGGGTTAGGGGTGAGGCCACAAAAAAAAAGGCGGGAACAGCCGAAGCCATTCCCGCCAAAATACAAACGACATGCAAAAGAAAGCACCCTCACGGGCTTTATGTAATGCATAATGCGTAATGCATAATGCTTAATTCGTGTAATTCGTGGGCAAACAATAATTATCATAATTATATTAATTTCCGTCTTATCACGAACACCACCACAGCGATGCCGGCGAGGGCAAGCAATGCTTCGCCCAGGTGCATCCGCGTTTGTTGCCACCACGAGAGTTTACGCTCCACAAGTTTCTCCACGGGGTAGGGCACAGGCACCGAGTCAGTTTTATGTTGATACAGCGTGTCGTGTGTCGCCTTCTCGATATACTTCGTGTGCCACTTTTCAATGCGGATAGTGTCGCCCTTCTCCGTCACATGGATGCTGTCGTGAAGCCACACCGAGTCACGCTGGTGCTTCGTGATGTACGTTGTGTCGTTCCGCACCTTCTCCACCGTCACCACCCTCTCCTTCGTCTTGCAGCCGACAAGCAGCAGGGCCACAAGAATGACAAGACATAAATTTTGTTTCATAATCTATCAATTATCAATTATCAATTATCCATTACTTGTGGTAGCGGCTTGCAATTATACTCTTGTCCTTTGTAGTAGTCTCTCGCCCTCAGAAATAACTCCTTGTCAGAGAGAATGTCTTTGCGCTTGTCCTCGAACTCGCGCTGCTGCAATCCTGTGCACATGTCATAAGTGATGAACGTGCGGACAATGAATATCTTGCCTTGCTTCTGTCCGAGCATCACGCCGTCGGGGATGCAATAGGACATGTGTTCCTCACCGTTCCAGCGCACCGACCGCCCCACCACCTTCTGGTTGTTGGAGTCCATTCCGTGCGCGTTGCGCTCAAAGTAATGGCGCACCAGGTCGAGGCCTGTCTTCTTCACGTTCGTGCGCTCGGCATATCTCTTGAAGGCGTGCGGTGTTATTACCATCGGCGCAATGAGTCGCTGCTCGCTTATCCAGTTAGTATATACATAAATCCCTTCGCTGGTATGACGTATCGTGGCAATGCCCGTGAGCACGCCGCGCATCTTGCGGTTAAACACATGTGTAGATATGAGGTATCTCACCTTCCGCGGTGAGGTGTAGTCAAACCACATCAGCAACGGCAACTGTGCCTTAATCACTCGCCTCCGCTGTGCGTTTAGTTTATGTCGCCACCATGTGGTGAGCGTCTCCCTGTCGCGTGCCAGTTCTTCATACACCTCTTCGTGTGTCATGCTGTCAACTATCATAATGGTTATAGGTTATAGGTTAAAGGTTATGGGCTGCGGGTTATAGAGTATCACCGCACAGCCCAATTACGCATTATGCATTAAGCTTTACACATCAGAGGTGTTCATCTCCTCGTCGGTGTAGAAGTGCATCTCCGTCACCTCTGGGTGCGCCTCGCGGAAGTCGTAGAACGTCTTGGCACAGGCATGCATCAGCGGCGTGCCTCCGTCATGCTTTGCTTCATCCTTCCCCATGACGGCGTTGTAGATGATTTCATCATCGGTCACTTTAAACCGCACACAGCGGCGGCAACGCTGTTCGTTGCCCCATTCTATCTCGTCGTCGTCATGGTTATCGTTATCGTCATCGTCCTCGATCTCCTCACCGGCATATTGCGGAAGGTCTTCAGGGCGCAACTGACATGAGCGGAAGTGGTCGCTGTTCAGTCCACCGTCGGCATATCCCCATGCCACCACGTCATTAAGGTTAAACACACTCCACGTCCGTGCATCCTTCGTGGGCTTTAGTCCGAACTGGTAGTTCTTGTCCATCTCCTTCGTGCGCACCACCCAGCCGGTGTCCACCTCGTCGTAGGGCAGATGCTGCTTGATGAGCATCACCACCTGGTTCTCCTGACTCGCCTTTTGCAGTCCGAGTCCGAAATACTCGGTTTTCACTTGGTACGACTTGCCATTACCCAGAGTGATGGTCATCGCACCTTTCAACAACTTTGTGCAACCTGTCTGAGAGATTGCCTTTTCTTTTTTCTGTTCCATGCTGTGAAACTTTTTAATGTTAATATATACTTGGGCACGGTGCTTCCGTGCTTGCGATTAATTCGTTCAATTCGTGTAATTCGTAGTCGTTTTTTGCCATTCACCGCTCGGCGGGATTTGCAATCCCGCCGTGCTGAGTATCGGCATTTGCAATGCCATCGCCGTTGTCGGATTACAAATCCTTATTCTCGTTGCCGCCGGATTGCAAATCCGACGGAGCGGTTTAATTCGTTCAATTCGTGTAATCCGTAGTCTTACAACACGTCAGCAAAGGCGGTGCTGGTGATGGGGTGATACATGAGTTCCATGTCTTCGGCGGTCACTGCCGCCGTGAAGTTGTAACGGGTGGTGCTGAGGAAGTCGGGGAACTTCTGATGGACGTTGAAAGCATACTCCAGCAGTTCCCGTGCCATCTTCTTCACGTCCTCAATCGTTGGGCGGAACTTCTTGCCGTCCTCGAAGAACCACTCGTCGTTAATCACCATATAGGCGTGCGCCTTCTCAAAGTCGAAATTCCGCATGACCTCCTCAATCACGCTCTCCTTCTGCTCTTTCTTCATTCGTTTAATTCGTTTAATTCGTAGTCGTTTTTTGCCCTTTGGCTTACTACCGCTCGGCGGGATTTGCAATCCCGCCCGTCGGTCTGAGTATCGGCATTTGCAATGCCATCGCCGTTGTCGGATTACAAATCCTTATTCTCGTTGCCGCCGGATTGCAAATCCGACGGAGCGGCTAATTCGTTTAATTCGTAGTCGTTATCAAATCATGTCCTCCTCGTAGATGATTTCCATTCCTGTCGCCTTGGCGAATGCCAGTTCTGCCTTGGCACCTGCCGACCACCGCCAGTCGCGCAACATATAGATAGCATCGCACATTGCGAGGTAGTGGATGTCAAAGGCGAGTACCACGGTGTAGTCCTTCACCTCCTCGTTCGGCCACTTGTCCTTTGCAATCATGACAGCGAGGCACACCTGTTCTTGATGCGCCTCGCCTGCTGGGTTTACCACTTCATATCCGTTATGTACGAACAGTTCCTCCGCCTCGGCGAACTTTTTCTTTATCGCCTCATTCACGTTTCCCCCCATTTTCCCCGAAATATATACTCTTCTCATAGTTTCTTAATAATTTCTGTCCCTTCGCCCTATCAATTATCCATTATCAATTATCAATTAGCGTCAGCCCTCTACGTCGCCTCCTCCGCTTGGCGGATTGTTGTTGTTGCCGCCACCTTGATTGTCGCCACCCTCGGTGATGTTACTTAACTTTTGCCATTTCTTATCCGTTTTAATGGGTTTAACGAAATAGTTTACTATACTAAACCGCAGCGGTTTTGTATAGCAAACCGCAGGGCTTTACTATACTAACGTAATGCGGTCGGGGGTTTACTCGGTTGCGATGGCTGATGGATGAGGGATGAGGTCAGAAGAGCGTCAGCTGTGCCTGCTCAGCCTTGATGCGTCGCACCGCCTTGTCGAAGTATTCCTTTGAGAGTTCAAAGCCGATGAAGTGCCGACGCTCCTTGATGCAAGCGATGGCCGTCGTGCCGCTGCCCATACAGTTGTCGAGCACCGTGTCGCCCTCGTTGGTGTAGG